GTTTACTATATATACAAGGGAAGGGGTTGAAGAAATGAGTGAAAGAATAGCTGAGGCTCGCAAAGCTATAGGCATGTCCCAGAAAACATTAGCCAAAGGACTTGGCATTGCAGCAAATACATTAAGCGGCTATGAAAATGGTAACCATAAACCCGATTCAGATATATTAGTAGCTGTTTCATCTATCACGGGGTGCACAGTTGATTACTTGCTAAATCGCGTTGACGGTTTCCATGAATACTACGATCCGAATAATCAAAAAAAATCCCCCGCTCCGGCAGAAGCCGAAACGGAGGATACTACAAAGTGGTTAACTGATTTACTTATTGAGCGCGGTTATATCCGCACCGGAGAGGACATCAGCGACCGAGACGCCGATTTTCTGATTCACTGGATCGGCATGCTGAATGCGTGGTTTGAGAAGGAGTGAGAGCGCCGCTTTCACTTCTTCCCGATGTTGGCAGCGGGCAATGTGCTCCGCAACTCGTTCAATGTTCGTCATGTTGTTCCCTGCCTTTCTTGATACTATGGTATTACCAATATAAGGCAATATCAAGCAAAACCGTCCGTCAAGTTATGACAATATTATAAATCGAACACTTGTTCGATTCAAGGACGAGTTTTCTAATCGCAAGTAAAGTCCGATAAAAAGGACTTACGGTTGAGTGTCGATACCGGATTCTTTCAGCTTTGCGCGTAAGATACGGGCTGCATCAGTACCGACAAAGTATCCGTTGTTTTCAGCATTCGTCAAGGCTGCTTCGATAAGACCGAGAATCTGGACGCGCTGATTTCTGGTGAGTGGCAATGTGTCGATGTAGCGATAAAGAGCTGTAATACTCTTGATCGTCGTTTCATCACGTTTAATGCAAAGTCCGTTTCCGTATTCCATGATTAACCCTCGCTTTCCGTTATCCGAGCAGATCGCGGAAACGCTGCACGGCATGGTCGTTATACTTAAACACATCGACTTCCTTCGCGGAATACGGGGACTTGTCATGATACCATGAACCGTATTCATCGGTTTTCATGCCGTACTTGTTGGCAAGGTTGCCGATGGCCTGCTTGCTGATGCCGAACATCTCGCCAATCTCTGTAGCGGAGTAATGATGCTGGGTGGTCTGCGGCAGCGGGATAACCTCACGGCCTGCGAGCACCGTGCTTGCGTAGCTTGCGCATACCTGACGGTAAGTATCAGACTTTACCTGCGCGGAGATACGCAGCCACAACGACGCTTCGCGGGCGCGGCTGTTGCGTTCCATAATGTCAAGGCGGTTCTGCTGTGCCGGTGTGATCTTGTATTCACCGGTCTTGCGGATGGACGGAAGAACCTCGGAAGTAACCCAGCGTTTGAATTCCTTCGCCGTCGGCAGCTTGCTCGACAGGATAAGGCTGTACAGGCCGGATTCGTTGATAAGCATAATCCTCTGCTTGCCGCCGGGGGTAGGCATTTCGCCGACCCCTTTATCTTCGGGGTCAACGTGTTTCTTGACCGCATCTGCGGTATCACTGTAACCGAGGATAGCTGCTACGTCCTTGCCGACAAACCACGGTTCGCCGTTCTTCTCGATGGTGCGTACCTGCTGTTCTTCATACTTGAATGCAACGATGTTGTTTTTCATGTGTTTGCTCCTTTCGGGTGGTATGGTTAATTACAGCAATTCCTTTGCGGCCTGCACTCCGGCTTTCAAGCCGAGAGTAAACGCATCGCTTTCAAACTTCTGCGTGCAATCGGCCATCATGCTAACGAGCTTATCGTTCTGCTCATTGGTCAGAGGCAAGGAGCGAACGTATTCGCTCAAATTCTGCGCAAGCTGCAAAGCCTCTTGGGTGCGGCTAAGGCAATATCCCGAAAAATCCATTGTGTTAGCCCTCCATATCTTCCGGAATATTCGTGCCGAGGATTTTGTTGAAGAAGTATACCTGACCCTTGCCGGTAATCTTCGGCGTGCGGCTGATGGTGGTGTGACCGTCCGAGTGAGTAATCACAGTTTCCTTGATCTCGAACAGACCGAGTTCCATGCTGCGCTGGGTAGGCATATTGTAATCACTACCCTTACGCTTGACAAGGTAGCCGTTTTCACGCAGCCATGCGAAGAAGCGCTTGCCGCCCATATCCGCGCCGTTCTGACGGAGAATCTTCGCAAAGTCAAAAATCAGGATGGACGTTTTGGACACGGTAACGCCCTTTGCAAAATGGACGAGCGGTGCATCGAGCTTCGCCTGTTCGGCAGCGTGGGAAAGCAGCTTGTTCTTTTCCTCAATGGTTTTCTGAGCGACAAGCAGGGCTTTCGCCATCAGTTCCTCAGGGCTGAGAGTTTCCTGCCCGGCAATGTATCCGCCGTTCTTGCGGATAGAGGGAATAACATCGTGCGTAATCCATCGCTTGAACGCTTTGGCCTCCGGCTTGCGAGAGCCGAGAACCAGAGTGTACAGGCCGGGCTCGTTTACGGCGTTTACCGAAAGCCCGTTGCTGGCACCCTCGATTGAAACGAGGGTGCGCTCATCAGCATCTAAACGGCGCATGGCATCGGTGGGATTTCCGATTTCAAGCGCCTTGCAAACGTCAGCCGCTACGAACCACGGTTCATTCTCAATGTTCAGCGTGCGAACCTCGCCAAATTCAGGGTTAGTAAATGCAATGATTTTGTTATCCATGGGTTAATTCTCCTTTTCTACAAGTTCGTTAAGGGGTACGTTCAAAGCACTTGCGATCTTGCTTGCCATCTCTGCCGAGCAGCTACGGCCTTGCTTTATTCCGTAGACACTCGACATAGAGACACCAGCAATTTCCGCGATATCTTTTCCGCGCTTGCCGCTTTTCGCCATAACAGCGGCAAACTTGATTCTGTCAATGCGCATATAGTCTCCTTTCTTATTCGCATTGCGATATTCCATGATTGAATTATATACGCAAAACGTTTTGGTGTCAATAATTTTATGCGCAATGCGTTACAAGGGTGATAATATGACTATTGGAGAAAGAATAGAAGAAGTTGCAAAATCGCAGGGAATTTCACTTCGTGCGCTTTCAGAACGCGCAGAAATGCCGTATACAACACTATATTCGATTGTAAAAAGAGGTAGCAAACGGCTTTCGCACGAAAACATTGTGAAGCTGGCAAACGCGCTCGGCGTAAGCATGAACGAGTTAAGCCCTGATGCTTCAATCCGTGTAAACAGTGCACCGGAAATGGTGGAGCTACAGCAGAAAGTAGCAGCCGGTCAGGCAACCGAGCAGGAAAAGCAGGCATGGCTCGAAGCCAATCTAAAAGGCTTAGAGCGTATGCAAAACTCAATCGAATTCATGCTGCACGATCTCGCGCAGTATGATGAGACACAAAAAATCGCCCGTCAATCTCGGCTGACGACAATATTCAATCAGCTTACCAAGGACGGGCAGGAAAAAGCATTGGATTTCCTTGAAATCATGCTGGGAAATCCGAAGTATAAGAAATAAAAGGGAAGTGGAATTATGTTTTGCACGAATTGTGGCACGGAATTCGAGGGAAATTTTTGCCCGAACTGCGGAACAAAGGCTGGTGAACAACTACCTGCACAAACCGTTGCCCCAAAGGAAACGCACGAGTATTACGATAAAGAGGGCGATTTAATCGACCTCTCCACGATCTACGGCGTTTACAAGGACAGAACCGGCATGTCTGCATTCTTCCGCAAATGCACCGATTACGATTCTGTCACTATCGGTAAAGCGTTAGACTATATCGAGGATAACGTAAAGCCGAAGGAATACGGCATGCTGGATGCAATCCGCATGAAGCGTCAGATTGAAGCACCGATTGAGAAGATCATAAAAGTGCAAGCAGTGAACGACCCTTCGGTTAAATTGCAAAAGGCGCAGCTTTCCGAACTGAAAAAGGCGAACAAACTACAGCAAAAAGAAATGAACGCACAAGCGCGTTGTCCGCGTTGCGGCTCCACTTCCCTTTCTGCGCATAAGAAGGGATTCGGCATCGGCAAGGCCGTGGTAGGCGCAGCCGTGACCGCGCCGCTGGGGCTGGGATTGATCGGTGCCGTAGCCGGAAACAAGGGCGCGAAAAAAGTCCGCGTCACTTGTTTGAAATGCGGAAAACAATTTTGGGCATAAAAAACGCCCACCGGCGGCAACCGGTGGACGTTATACGGGGGTAGAAATCTTGTGCAACGGAATTCTACCCTCTTATTATATCGAAAATAGGAGGAAAATGCAATGCCACGTCGAAAAAAAGACCCTCGCGGCTTTGTCCGTGAGACCGGAACGTATATGGGAAAGCATTACGACCTGAGAGCAAAAACCGAAAAGGAACTCAACGAGAAAATCAGGGCAAAACGCGCAGAGATCGAATCCGGAAGTAAACTCATTGAAGCCGGTGTTACCGTAAAGGAATGGGGGAAACGCTGGGTAGAAACCTACAAGTCCGGCGTGAAGGAATCCACGCGCAGGCTGATTGAGGGACGACTTGTGAACTACGTCTATCCCTACATTGGGGATATCCCAGTCAGCAAAGTGCGTCCGCTGAACTGTCAGGAAGCGCTTAACTCTGCGGAAGGACGTGCGCCGGACACCGTAAAGAAGGTGCAGCAGGCAATCGAGCAGATGTTCCGCGCAGCCAAGCAGAACGGCTTGTGCGTCAATAATCCTGCGGAAGATTTGAAGATGCCCCGTACTGGCAAGCAGAAGAGCCACAGGAGCATTACAGACCGAGAACGTGTTATTTTACTGGAAACTGCAAAGACGCATCCTGCGGGGACGTGGGTGCTTACTCTGCTGTATAGTGGCTTGCGTCCGGCGGAAAGCCTTGTGCTGACATACGCCGATATTACAGGCGGTATGATTACTGTTGACAAGGCATACGACCGGGACACCCGCGCCGAGAAATACCCCAAGTCAGACGCAGGCGTTCGCAAAATCCCAATCATCCCCCAGCTTGCCGCAGTCCTGCCGAAAGCCGGCTCGTTCGGTGAATTGGTTTTTCCGCGTAACGGGCACTTGTACGATGATAAGTCCATGCGTGCCATGTGGCAGGGTTTCCGCGCCGCTATGGATGATACCGAACGTGAGTTGATCGCGGCGGGGAAAATCTCACCCATTGCCGAGCAGATGCCGCCTATCGTTCCCTACGATCTGCGCCACACGTTCTGCACGGATTTAGAACGTGCGGGCGTACCGCTCAACGTCGCAAGCAAACTCATGGGACACGCATCTATAGAGATCACCGCCAAGATTTACACTCACACCGGCGAGGATATGATTGAGCGTGCAGGCGAGCAATTAGCCGCCTTGTTCAGTCCCACATTTAGTCCCATTAACGAAGTGCAAAAAACGCCTATGGCTGACATTATGCGAGAGCTGCAAGAACTTCGTGCAGCAGTGCTCAAAGCCGTATAAAATAACAAAAAAGCCTTGTTCCAATGGATTTACCAAAGAAACAAGGCTTTTTAATATGGAGCTGCTAACCAGATTTGAACTGGTGACCTCATCCTTACCAAGGACGAGGTGAAATTTCGAAACCCCACAGTATGTCTGAACTTTTGACACTTCAAAAATTTTAGTCCCATGTTTAGTCCCACTTGACCTATACATTGTACCACAGATAGCGCGGGACTTCAACACCGCAATGAAGGGAGGGCATTTGCCCTCCCTTCATTTAATGCTTCACAACATACCGATAGTATGCCGCTTCCTTATTTTTCACTGCGTCCTTGTCTTCGAGCCAGAATGCACAAGCAGCGTCAACATAGTAATCAATGTTGCGGATGCCGTGTTTCTCGTTGACCTTGCCAAAGTCGGAGTATACAGCGTTCATTGCCACCCAGAATTCTACCGGGTCGTAATTCAAGTTGTGCTGCTGCATTACCTGCTTGCACTGTTCAAACGTCCAGTGCGGGCCGGTCGTGCCATCAGCGTTCTGCATGTTGTGCAGCCATTCGTCCGCCATGTCCTTAGTCATACGCCCGGTGTGCGTGCTGGACGCATAGCCCATAGTGCGCTCAGAACCGTGCGTCTTGTCACCTACATAAGAAGTATCCCCCATGTAAGCATCATCGTCACGAAAGCCAATAGGGCGCATCTCGTCCTCGTAATCGGGGTAATTGGGGTACTCATCATACTCCGGATATTCCATGTTGCTTTTCGGTGCAAAGCGTCCGTCAGAATAACGGCGATAATTCCGCATCTCCGGTTCGCCGCCGTGAATACGCTCATCATAGTAACCGTAAGGCTCAATATGATTGTACCGATACCGCACGCCGTAATGCTGGCGATCTTCGGGGTACGTCTTGCGGATTCTCCATTCCTCCGGCGAAGCATTCTCTCGGCGGGTGTGCTGCATCAACAGCATTCGGGTTCCTCGTTTCATGATGATACCCCCTTACACCGTCGGCGCTGTGCCGTTAATAGACCGCAGCGTGTCAGAATGAGAGCAGCAGGAATTACCGAGCATTCGGAAACTGCCGCCGCTGGACGAAGTGACAACGCGACACAGGTATTTGTGACGGGTGTCCAGATTAAACACTGTCGCCTGTGCGCCGTTGCATTTCAACAGCGGATACGTTACCGTTCCGTCGCCGATTGTGATTACTACCGGTGCGCCGATGATCGTTGTGCTCGGAATGTTCTGAGCGATTACGATTCCGTATACGCAGCCGTTCTGGTAATCTCCCGCCGGAATGTTCACCGTCAGCACGCCGCTTGCGTAAGTCACGCTCTGTGAGATACGCAGGTTCGGACACAGTTTTTGTACAGGCTTGCAAGCCATAATCAAAACCTCCTATCAAAGCCGGGGGAATGCCCCCCCGGCTGAACGTATCTCTCACATGCCGCAGCAGGTGTTGCAGCCGCAGCCGGAAAACTGGTAAGGTGCCGGGACCGGAAACGCCGGAACGGGTGCCGGACGCAGCGCGTTTACAAGGTAGTTGTTCTGCGCCTCCTGAGAAGCCGCAAACTTGAGCGTCTGGTTCTCATTCTGGAGTGCCGCGATCTTCTCCGCCTGACGGGTGCTCTCCATCTGGTCGAGGCGTGCAATAATGCGGTCGGTGTCGTTGTGCGCAGTCTGGATAATGTCACGCGCATTGGTAGCCGCGTTGTAGTTGGTCTCGCAGAAACCGCGCTCGATCTGACGCTGCGTGTCGCAGCAGCAGGAAGCCATCTGCGTACCCAGTGCGGTAAGACCTGCGGTAACGCCGTTAAAGCCGGTGCTCATGTTCTGGTTTACGCCGTTGATAAGCTGTGCATTCTGATAGCCAAGCTGGCAAATCGCGTTATCTAAGCCGTGAAAGCCGTTGGAAACATTGTTGCCGAGGGTGTTAAAACCGGTCAGCATGCCGTTGTTAACGGCGTAAAAGCCGTCACACAGGCCGTTCTGGATGCCCAAAACCGAACGAGACAGGTCGTTGAAGTTGAACTCGCTGCACAGGTCACTGCGCGTTACTGCGCCCTGATAGCCTGCGCCGCTTGCTCCGCCGTTGTTGCCCCAGCCCCAGCCGTTGCCGCCGAAGATCAGCGCGATAATCAGAAATGCGAAAATCCACGAGCCATCGCCGCCCCACATACCGGAGCCGTTGTTGCTACCGTTGCTGTCCTGACCCAGTGCATAGCCCAGAGCCATCGAATCGTCACTCATAGTGTAATTCTCCTTTTCAGTTATATTTGATCGGAACCGTACGCTTTCCGAACATGACAAATTCACGTCGGATTTTCATCAAGATTCCGTAACTGAAAAGGGAACTGTAAAAAATCGTCTGTTTTTTTACAGTTTCGTATTTACTTGATCTTCATGCCGAACTGCTGTGCAAACTGATCGAGGTCGATTCCTCGTTCCTTTGCAATGTTCATCGCCATCTGCCGCAGCGCGTCCGGGCTTTTGCCCTGCATGGATTTCATTAGGGTGCTCACCATGGGATTATTGCCGGTCATTTGGTTCAGCATCATCATGGGATTTCCGCCGTTCCTCATAAGCTGCAACACCTGCATCATCGGATTATTTACCATCGTTTGCACCTCCCAGTTGTTCACATAACTTGTTAAACCGTCGGATAAGCTCGTTGAATTCCGTTCTCGGAACATAATCTGACAAATCTATTTCCGCAGGTTTATTCGTTTCCGGCTCCTGTGCTCTGCGATACATCACAAAGTCAGCACAGCCGGTTTGCAAATTAAGCTGTTTGGTGTAAATCGCGCCGTGTGCCGTGTCCGGCATGATAGTAAGCGCACCGGAAAAGTCCGTCTGTACCGCACGCGCTTCCTCCACGCTTGCCACAGGTCGAACAATATGCTGTGGAGATTGCACCTGCTGTTGCATTGGTGTCTGCATTGGCTGTTGCGGGTACTGCTGTTGATACTGCGGCGTGTAGCCAGTGTAACCATAAGGATATGCCATTAACCCAGCACCTCCGTAACGTGTTCGCTGATGGATTTACTTACCGCCTCTTTGTAGGATATATATTCCTCTAAGCAATCTGTGTTGCCTGCGTTGCGATAAACTGCTACAATGCGACGAGCGCACTCAGGGTCATACCCCATGCGTTCAAGTCTCTGTTCGTAACTCATGCGATCACTTCCTTATACTTTCAGTATAAGGTCTGGAGGGCGTGAAAACCTGTCACAAATCTGTCAACTTGCTGTCACAGCACGCGCAGCATTTTGCATTTGATGCTGTTCAACCGACGATGCACCGTGCTTTCGCTCATGTGCAGCGTCATGCAAATCTGAGTAATAGAGCGCGCCGATGTTCGCAGGTCAAACACGGCGCGTTCTTCTGGTGTAAAATTGCACTCACGCCGGAAGTATTCCACCTCCGGCCTTGTAAATTCCGTTAATTTCATGCGGTATCCCCTCGTTATGGTGTCACCGCATATCTCTCCCCTTGTATAAAAAATCGGGTGCGACACACTTTCGCGCTTCGCACCCTATAAAAACACACCGTCCTGTGTCCTCTATGTCAATACCCTATGTAGGTTCATAAGGCTTCGAGGAGCGCAGGAACAAACGGTCGCAACTTACTTGGTGCTTAGCCGTAAAGGTGTGCTCTGTCGTTGATTACCAGCAGGCGCAGCAGGTCGGTCGTCAGTGCGAGCTTGCCCTGATCGTCGCCCTGCAAAAAGCCCTTGTTCACCAGCTTCTGTACGGTTGCCTTGCCCCATGCAGGTACTGCGTCTACCGTGTCGTAAACCTTCTTTTCCTTCTCAGCGTTTGCAATCTCCTGCTTTGCGATTGCGCGGGTCTGTGCTTCCGTCATGTCTTCAACCTCTTTCTCTGTCAACATGGTTTTGAACTTCTCCCACAACTGAGGATTGCGAATCCACGGTTCGGGACAATTTTTCCTCGTCACATCATAGTGCCGGCATACGCGCGATACCGGCACATGGTACTTTGCCATCAGCGCACGGGTCAGCTTTGCGGCGTTCTGCATCGTCGCTTCGGGGATAACGTACACGCCATTCCGGATAACGCTGCACATCTCAATGCCGATGCTGTTCGCGTTCCGGCAGTCGTTGTAGTAACTGCCGCCGCGTTCCTTGCCGCAATGCCATGCCGTGTCGCTGTCCTTTACGCTCTGCACAACGCCGTTCGGGTCTACAAAGTAGTGCGCACTGGCACGCAGTCCGCTTTCTCTTGCAAAAAAGTCTGCATTGTTCTGTGCCGTATCGCCGTTGTTGGACGTAAAGTGTAAGCAAATCCAGTTGATCGGGAACGAACGTCCTTTCTGATAGTTGTTCGGATTACACTGCTTAAACGGAATTCTCATTTACTCACCCTTCTTCTTCGGTGCGGTGTAGGTCAGCGCCGTTTTGGAATCCGTAATGCCCGCTGTGGTGGGGTCTACGAACACGCTGAGGATTGCCAGGCACATGGTAACAAGCTGTACCGGATTGCCGAGCACCGCCTTGATTCCCTCCCAGACTGCCGCCCAACTCGTAAACGTCTGCGGGTCAACACCAATTGCCGTAATCGCCACGGACACCACGCCAACCCAAAACCACGGGTTCTTCATTCGTACAGGAAGATTTACCTTCATACTATCACCTCGCAATATGGTCTATAGCAATCCCTTCTAAGAACTGCTCATATTCCTTCGTCGTCTTTTCAATAGCCGCAAGTCCTGCTTCTACCTCACCGTTGCAGTGACCGCGCTTTAATGCCATTGCTACGCCAACAGTAAGCTGACAGTTTGCGTTAATCATTGCAAGCTGCAAGCGTCCCTCTTTGGCTCGTTGTTCCGCCCTCCGGTTTACCCGCTCCGCTTCTTCCTTCGCTCTCTTATCGCGCTTGCTGGACTGCGCCGCCATAGCAGCGCAGATAATTCCGGCAACACCCGTGATAATGGTGCAGATAACTTCCGTCGGCATAATCAAATCCCCAGCAGGCGCTTATCCTCCACGCTCAGCAGCTCCGGCACGCCGGTCTGCACCGAGCGCCAGTGCTTATACTGCGCCCGAGCAATGGCATCGTGCTTGATGTGGTGATCGTTGTCGTACTGGTCAAGCTGCACGCCGATATCACCGGGGTACTTCTTGATGGTTGCGTAGTTCTTGATGTAGATGTTAGATTCGTACATTTTCTTTACTCCTTTATCATTTCCTGTGCCCGCGCCAGCGCATCCTCAACCGCCTTATCCTGCGCAAGCATTTCACTTTGCCGCCGCACAATTTCCGCAAGCTGCACGCAGATGCCGCACAGCTCGTCAATCAGCTGTGCGTCACTCACCGGCGGTCTCCTTCGTACCGCCGAACTCCGCAGGCACAAGCTCCGGCATACCGCACTCATCAATCAGGATTCCCGCTACCTGCTTTTTGAGCTTCTTCGGTACCTGCTCGAACTCACACTTACCAAGAATCACACGCTGAGAAAATAACATAGCCATCATTTCTAATTCTCCTTCTGATAATAAAATGTAGATTTTTAAGGCGATTCCCGCCAACAACTTACGCATAAACTATTTGCGCCATTTCCGCGATGCAGTCCTCGTAAAAGGACTGCTGATCGGTCAGCGCAGCCACCTGCTGCTTGAGCGTTGCGTTCTGCGCCGCCAGTTCTTCATTTTCTGCCACGAGGTCAGCCTTGCTTTTCTCGTTCGCCTTGGCTTCCCGCAGCAGATTATCATAGTTGGCTTTTACTTCATCTAACAGACCGGGCGTGTCCTCCACCTCAGTAATGTACTCATCGTACACCCAGCCGGTGTGACCGTCCTTGTCCTTCTCCTGCTTGGCATTCTGGGTCAGCCGTACCCATGCCCTGCCGGGCTTATTCGGCATGCCGCCTGCTGCAATCTCAGGCGGTTTGACATCTCCGCGCACTCTCAATTCGTACCACTCCTTTCAAATTTTGCACGCCTACTGGACGTACATATTTAACCATTATCGTTTTACTGGCACACCATTTCAGCCGTCCAAGCCTACTAAGCAGCGCGTGTGCCATCTTTGCCGACACACGTTCCCGCTTTGCCGCTCGTCTAAACTGTCGCAGTGTCCGCAGCAGGCTGCGCTTACGCAGTACGACCGCGTTGCGACCAAACTTATACCCGACCGCGTCAACCTTGCGTTTCTTGATCGGGTACACCTGCCAGTCATTCTTAAGCGTCAGACCGAGTGTTTGAAGGTGCTGCTCTGCCGCCTTGACAGCCTTGTGCAGTGCTCTTTTGGAGCGTCCAAAGATTGTCACGTTGTCCATGTAACGCACTTCGCAGACAACGCCCTTGCACGCGCACAACGTGCGGTCAAGCGTTTCCAGATAGTAGTTTGCAAGCCACTGACAGATATAGTAGCCAATCGCCAGACCGTCAGCAATAATGCGTGTCACCAGACGGACAAACCGTTTGTCCTTAATCTTGCGTTCCAGTGCACGTCGCATACCGTCCAATGGAATACTGTCGTAAAACTTGCGTACATCCATCTGCGCGCAATACTTACTGTCCTTCGGTCTGCGCTGTACCATGCGCTTAATCTGCCGCATAGCACGAGCACCACCGCGCCCAGGAATACTTGCACACGACCAATAATGCATACCACGCATCAGTACCGGTTGCATTGCACGGACGCAAAGCCAATGTACACAGCCATCTGGATAGAACGGTACAACCTTAATTTCTCGCCATTTCCGGCTTGATACGTCATACACGCGCTTAACCTTCGGTTTTGTCGGTATAAAACTGTCCGTCCGCAGCATGACGAGCAGCTTTTCAGCGTATGCGTCAATGTTCGCCAGTACACGCCGGACACTGCGACGTTTCTTCTTGCCGTTTGCGGCAAGTCGTATTGTTTCTGTTATAAATGCTCTGTCGAGCATCTTTTCGTAGAGGAATCCAACTCTTTTAGGGATTGTTATCACATCCTTATTGCCTGCGAGAGTATTCGAGTAACCTACTAACTCCCGTCCTCTGGGCATGATTTTCACCAAGGGGTGAGGAAAAGCCTGCGCAATGATAATTGAGTTGCTAAGTAGACGCGCGGAGATGTTCGAGTTCGAATTCGACGAGGCGTTGTTCGCATAGAAGCACAACAGACCCGCATCCGAGCCGCTGGACCAGTAGCCGCCGACAAACAGAACGTGCCAGCCAGAGGACGAGCTCGCCCAGAAGCCAAGCTCACCGCGACAGCGCAGACAGTCCCTTATTCACTTAAAATTTACGCTTTGCAAAGCGCCGGGGGTTGCGACCCCCGGTCCCCCACAGGGGATTGTGCGCGGCTACGCCTCGCACAGGAGACGCGCGGAGATGCCCGAGCCCGAATCCGACGAAGCGTAGCTCGCATTGAAGCACAACAGACCCGCAACCGAGCCGTCGCTCCAGTCGCCGCCGACAGACAGAACGCGCCAGCCAGAGGACGAGTTCGCATAATCCGGAATGTACGTTGTTTCCGAACCGCCGGTAGTTTTGGGAATCAGCAGACCGCTGTCGGTAACGGTCAAATCCTTAATCCAACCGCTTGCGGGCAGCGTGCCGATTTTGATATAGCCGGTCGCCGTATCGTCCGCGTACTTGCTCGGGTCGGTGCAGTAGTACGCCGTTGTACCGTTGGCGTTAAAGCCGTCTACCCACTGGTATACGTTGCCCCAGAGGTTTTCGATCCAGCGGTACTGGACTGCGTTATTGCGGAGTCCGGTGTGGAATGTCATGGTGTCTGTGGCACCAGAATTGATTGCATAATTGTAATCCACATAACCGCGCCCGATTTTACTCTGACAGTTCCAATCAGCGAATTCCACAACATACAGAAAGATAATTGCGCAGTAAGTTGCGAAGTCGTACAGATGGAATTTGCTGTTAAATGCTCCGTTGGTAATTCCGCTTTTCACCAAGTCCCGGAAGCCTGCTCGCGAAATATTTACCCGCGGTGTGCTGCCAGTCGAACCTCCACCATATTCACCATTAGAAGTATACCTGCCGATATATTTTCCACTGCCCGGGTGTTTCGTCATACCAGTTTTGGGTTTGTCCGAAACGTAGAAATACTGCTTCGTACCGTTTCTCTTAGCAGCAACGTAAAAAGCAGGGATAAACACCATGGTATAATCACTTCTACGAGTAAACGCGCTGTTTCCCTTCCATGCGGTTACTGCGCCAGAAGAGTTGAGATTGCATTCCTTCATGCCGCTCCATGGCATAAAGCTGTCAAAAGGACTCGAACCTGCACCCGTACCAACCGCCGGAACCGGCTCAGTCGTTACGCTCTTAGTTACCAGTCCGTAAGGGTCAGTGCTCGGAGTTAAGCGCGTCAACGCCGTACTGCTGTTACTCGTATCCCACATTACGCCGAACACGTTAGCGTAGATCAGCGTCAGGCTCTTGCTCTGACCACTGGCGGTAATGCTTACCGTGCCTTCTGCGGTCTGGTCGCCCTTGGTAGCCTTAATTGCCCATGTGCCCGCCTTACCGACGGTAAACACAGCCGTGCCGGTGCTCGTCTTGGTCAATACCGTACTGCCCAGTGTAGCCGTAACCGTCGAGCCGCTGTCAATGGTAACGGTAATCGTGGACTGGAATTTCTCGAGCGTTACTGCAAGCGCCGTGTAATAGTCCTTGGTCGTCACCTCGGCAGTGTACGTCGTACCGGACAGCGCTGCACTCAGCGTGTATGTAGTGTTAATGCCGAGCACGCTCACTGTAGCCGTCAGACTGGTATCCACCGTGCCGGTGTAGGTTTCACCGCCGCCTGTGAGTGTCCACGCCTGACCGACAAAATCAGCCGCGAAAGTGATGGTGATGATTGAACCACCGCCAGAACTCGGAGCATTTACAGCGCCAAGTACATTGTCTTCTGTAAAACCTGCATACTGCCCTTTCTTGCCCTCAATTTTGTTTTGCTTGTTATCCCATGTTCCCGACTTTTCAATTACTTTACCGACCGCATCATCAATCTGTGCGCCGGTATGTGAGGAATTGTAAGCCATGCCATCACTCCTTCATGCAAAGAAATTCATTTCCGTCCGCGTCAAGCATGGTTTCGTCGCTGTCAGACGGAATAAAGCCCCAGTTGTCGTTCCAACTGCCATCCATGCCTTGCGCGTAGAGGGAAATGCGGTAAGTGCCATCACCGGAAAGCAAGAAATCGTCGTAGACTTCAAACTGTCGTTGTGTTGCAGCAGGGGTCTGGGAGAAGGACGCAATGAGCGTCCCTCTCCCTCTGCCCCATTCCTCGCCGGACTTCGTAGCGCGGCATTCAAATGCCTTGTACGGAATGTCCGACTGAAACGCAACAATCACCTTGTCGAAGCCAGAAACCGCCGAAATCTTTTCTCCGGTGATGGAAAACGTCAAATTCGGCGCTGCCATTTACGCCACGCTCCAAGTGCCGGCAGCGTTCTTTACGAACACCTTGACGATCTTCACGCCGTCGCCCGCAGATGCAGTTTCGAGGTCTGCGCCGTTGATAGTGACGTTGATTGCCGTGTCCTTCTTGTAACCGCCTGCGGTACCGCTGGTGTTGGTAGAACCGGCAGTAACCGGAATCTGAGTGCCCGCATTTTCAAGGCTGGATTCGCTCGGAACAACCTTGATCTTGTATTCCGTGAAGTCTACATTTGCAGAGAACGAGAACGCAGAAACATTGAAGGTTGCCACCTTAGAAATCTTGCTCTTGTCCGGGCCGGTAATCGTAACAACCGGAACGGCAGTATCCAGCGTGATCTTCGCGGTAACGGTAGCGGTTTCGTTGCCTACGTCGTCGCGTACCTTGATGGATACGGTTTTCTGACCGTCGCCAGTGGTCAGCGTGATCGCCTTAGACTTTACAAACGTTGCCCATGCCGCTTCGGATTCCGTTGCTGCACCCGCCACGCCCCAAATCTTCATCTGATAGCCGGTCGTTACGCTGTCCGTCAGACCGATCGTAGCCGTTACTGCCGTACTGGTTGCATAAGCAGCGCCGTTGTTCAGTTTGAGGGTAAGCCCGGCAGGCGCGGTCGTATCCAGTGTTAAGTTAAAGAAAGATGCCATGTTTTACACTCCTTTTGTGTTTAATTCAAGGTAAAGGTAGGAACTCTTGCGGCGATAGAGCAATTCATCGCCCAAATACGCCTCGTAAATTCCCATCTTTCCTAAGAAATACGCGATAATGCTTTTGTCTCCGATATACATTCCGTCACCCCGTTATCAGATAAAGCACAGTTTCATCGTGCTTTTCGATTGCGTCATACTCTGCACGGGTCAAGACGCGAATAGCGGAAACATCATTTGAAAACACGTTGCCATGCCCGCCGCCCGATGCAGGTACACCGGTATCTTCTTCGCCAATCCACCAGTTACCGTTGTCTCCAATGAACGGAGTTAAGCCCTTCGCGCTTACGCCCGTGTCCTTGCCCGCAATTACCCAGTTGCCGTTATTGCCAATGGTCGGGTAAGTGTTGGCAAGCGCTTGCATTCGCTTTTCAAGTTCGGTAAACGCTGTCGGAATTTCCGGCCAGTGTGCGTCACCGCTCATCGTAGGCGGGATGTATACATGGATGCTGTTTGTACTGCGCGTTTTCTCGCCTTGCGTGCCGTGCAGCTCGAAAGTGTACTCACCTGAAACAGGCAAATTCTGTGCAGTCAGCAACACCGAGATTCCGGTTTCGTCCTGCTGCATCGGCAAGATATCCATGTTCCCACCTGCTGACACATACATTTCCCACGTCCAGTCAGGCGGGAGATCGCCTGTAACCGTGATGGAGCGCGTCAGATTATCATGCTGGCGGGCAAGCACTTCACAATCTGCGGTCAGCTCCCAGTTGTTAAAATAGATCATGTGTTCTTGCCCTCCAACGCCGCGACACGCGCAGTCAGCGCGTCTAATGCCGCTTTGAGTGCATCGTTTCCGGCTGAGGTGTCGTTTACTTTATCGACTGCATTATCAATGTCCTCACCGCTGTATCGGCTTGTATAGTAAGTATCAGCCATTAAACAACCAACCTCCTTCCGTTTTTGTCTAAAATGATTTTGCCGTTCTTGTCATGGACTGCACCGGAATCAGAAAGCGCTTTAGGCAGGCGATAATAAATAAGGACGCACCCCGGTGCACCGTCAGTCCCGCTCGTTCCTGCTCCGCCTGCTCCTCCAGATTCTGATGAATAAGTTGCGTTGATCGTTACAGTGCCTACACCGCCGCCGCCACCGCCACCGTGTCCGCCGTGTCCACCAGCGCCGTATATAGTCGGTGCTATAATTGCATCTGGAGTTCCACCGTTTCCTCCTGTATAGCCATGAATTGTTCGCAGGCCGCCACTGTTCATAATGGCATTTCCGCCATCCGAACCATTTATGCCATACGCAGCGCCACCGCCGCCACCGCCAGAACCGCCTACAGCGGTTCCATCTCTTTTGGTTCCACGAACGCCAGTTCCACCCTTTCCTCCGAGATATGTTAAAACATCGCCTCCCGGACTGCCGCTCACCTTTTCATCGGTGCTTGGAAAACCTCCATCACCGCCATCTGCGCCTGTGATTCCATCGGTTCCCCATACACCATACGTTATTCCCGTTGTCGGTTCAGAAAATCCCTCAGAAGATGATGCGCCATCTTGCGATGTATATCCCGCGAAAGAAGTGTCCGTGCCAGCTGTTCCTGCATTCACAGTATCAGAGGAATATTCTCCGCCTACTCCTTTAACGCCGATTTTTGCATTGAATTGATCGTTTGGAGTTACTTTCAGTTCGATAGTATAAATTTTTCCGCCCTTGCCTGCGGTTCCTCCTTTTCCTCCTTTTCCTCCTTTCCCGGGGCGTGGCGTTCCGTTGGTATTGGTAGCTTCATCTGTACTTTCGCCGTTTTCACCGCGTTCGCCTGAATCGCCGCCTGCACCGCCGCCAATCAGAACAATACGGACACTTGTAACTCCATCCGGCACAGTCCACGTTCCATCTTCGGTCAGAACTTCGACCGTATCGTAATATTCTTGTTCTCCAATATCCTGTGGCTTATAGCCGACCAATACGCTTTCCTGCGCCGCCAGTCTGCCGGATACGGTAACGTCGGCGCTTTCAACACATCCGGTCACTTCACCGCCGTAAGGGTGCGAAATCTGCACCACATCGCCGGGAGTTTCGCGTTTGATAGCGATTTTATTATTGATACGCTCATTGTAGCTGTAATACTCGGCAAGGCGTTCCGCAACGGCGTTTGCGTTTACCAGAGATACAAGCGTTGCGTTCTCAACCTTTACCGTGTTGTCCGACTGTTCAACCAGACTGCGACTGCGGGTGTTTGTCGGGGTGATAACCTGACGTGTCACGTGGGTGTACTTCTTGCCGTTCAGCACGCCGGAACCGGCAGTAACAATGGCATAATTCGCGCCGCTCTCTGTGATTTCAAAGCCTGTGGATTCGAGATCATAGCACGGGTCGTCAAACGTGATCTTATCGCCCGCTGAGGTAGTGCCGTTGAATAGTTCCGTAACTTCCGTTGTGCTCTGCGAATAGGCGTGCTCGGTTACGATAACCTCTGTAACCGGCGTTGCATACTCCACCGAGCCGCCCGCATACATTTCACTTGCGGTGATTTCGCTCGACTGTCCGTCCCACAAGCCCTCGATACGGATTGCGCCGTTGTAGTCCACTTTCAGCGTTGCGCCGATAGCAAACAGCACTTGTGCGAGATTTTCGCGCCGAGTTGCGATAGGCAGCCAACCGTAAAGTTTGATGTTGGCAATGTTGGACTTAACATAGCAGGTCAGCGGTGAGCAAATGTCCGTACAAACTTCGCGCACGGTTTCACCGGTATAAATACCGCCGTCGTGGTAGGTTTCATCCAGTAGGCCAACGGTCGAGGTGCAAGTAAAGTGGTAAGTGTTGATAGATGTGCGAGAGATTGTCTGTACATAAAAAATCCCCATCTGATTTCCGTCATGGTAGAAAGTCAGTGGGGTGTTACGGATAAACTCCGTTAAACTGGTATCATCCGACTGCACATCAAAGGAAAACGTGTCAATTTCCAGCGAGGCACTGTTCAGCGGACGCGCATAGTACGCATTTCCGCTGATTACATCGTGCGCATCGAACGTACGATCAAGATATGTGATTGTATTTGTTCCCATGTGTCACGTCCTTTGCGGTGCCATTGCGATAAACTGAACGGAAAGTCCCGTCCAGTATGATTCTCCGGGTTTCTTGCGAATGAGATTGTCTTGTCCGGCAGTAACATATGCGTTAAACGTAAGCGTGCTCTGTGCATACGGAACAACAATTCTGTGACTGTCCTGCGGTGCACTCAGAACCTCGTACAGCGCATCGTAGTCACCGTACTTGCCAACTGCGGGAAGAATCGTAATCTCGTAGTTGTAAAACGTACCGATGATGTCTCGAATCATTGCGCCGCTGAGCGTTCGCTCTGCGTTCTCGCCGTCAAGCACCTGAAATTTACGGGTAAGGCTTGTAACAATGACGTTGTACTTCTTGCCGTCTACGGTAAGTTCCATTTATGCACCTCCTGTTACAAGGCTCACGCCGCGCCGCCGCGTTTCGCCGCTGTTGTATGGGCCGGTAATGCGTGCAAACTTCGCGCCGTCGATGTAAAGCTCGATAGGCTGACTACTGTTGCCGGTGGCGCCGCGTGCGTCCAGTGCCGCGTTAAACGCATCAATCATGGTGGACAGTGGGGTTTCCACGTTCACGCCGCTTTTCTGATCGCCCAGCAGAGCGAGAAATTCACTGTTCGGACTGATAACCGCGCCGTTTGCAAGGGCGGGGATATCAAGTGCATACGCAGCAGTAGGAGAATCCAGCGAAAATGCGCTTAATCCGCCACCCAATGCGCCAACAAGCGACGAAATACCACTTCCAATGCCACTTCCGATTTTGCCAATCAGATTAAGGACAAAGGAAATAGCGTCGCCCAGTTTCGTAATGGTATCCGTCAGTCCCTTGATAATAGAAATAACAGAAAAACCGATGAACTGAACGATAGGTTTGATAATGCTCCAAATCGTTTGCAGAATCGGAGCCAGCGCAGATACTACCTTATATACTGCCTGCAACGCCGCCGCAAGAAGATTGAGGATTGCCGGAACAGCTTCTTCGATAGTCCAGCTCGCAAGTGGAAGTAAAACGTTCTCCCATGCCCACGCAAGGCCGTTCACAATCAGGTCTACAACCGGTTCGAGTGCTGCCATGAAATTGTTAAACGCCGTGACAAGAGGTTCAAAATTCAAACCACTTGCCCAATCCGCCGTTGCCTGTGACATTTTATCAATTCCGGCTAATACATCATCAATGATTTTGAGGATGCTCTCCCAAACGGCTACGCCATTCCCGTTGTATTCCCACGCAGATTGCAGGTTTTCAGCCAGTGATTTTATCGCATTCTCAATATTCGTGATGATGGAAAGAATATTCGAGAAGATACTTTCGCCTAATCCTGCGTCAGACCACGCCGCAATAAACGCTTGACCGATAGAATTAACGAGATTCACAACCGCCGTAATCATTTGTATCAAGGTGTTTATCATCGTTTGTCCGGCATTACCATCATTCCACGCAGCTAAAAACGCTTGACCGATTGCGCTAATTGCCTGAACCACCGTGGTAATGAGGGTCATAATGCTTTGCAGCATGATTTGTCCCGCGTTACCATCGTTCCATGCCGCAATGAACGCCTGACCAATAGATGTGATAATCTGAATGATCGTGTTCAGCAAGTTCATGATTGCTTGCAACATCTGTTCGCCCGTGTTGTTCGTGTTCCACGCATTGGTAAATGCCGTTGCAATGGCGGCAATCAGATCGAAGATGGTTTGCAGCAGCAGTTGAATGTTGTTAAGCGTTTCAAGTCCGGTTCCGTTCGTCCAGATTGCCATAAACGACTGACCGATAGCGGAAACCATGTCTTTCAGCGCAGAAAGAGCGTTCTTTGCGCTTTCAATAGTCTGCTGTCCGTACTGCGCCCACGAATCCTGAAATACTTTCCAGAAGTCAGTGAGCCATTGCGGTGTCTGATTTTTTGCTGCGGAATAATCCGTATCAAACTTAGGTGCGCTCGGGTCGGTCGTGTTATTGCTGTTATTGGTTAATTTCTGGACTGTATCGAACGATGCAAGAGCCTTTTCAGCTTTCTTCGCAGACGATGCCGTGGAATCCAGTGCATCCGTTTGCTTGTTCAGTTCCTTTGCATTTTCCTGCGCCTGCTGTGCGGTCGTACCGAACACAGACGCGATAAACTGCGCCATCTGCGCCGTTACCTGTGCAAGAGCCTGCATCAGCTTATTCAGCCATGGGATGATAGATTCATAGATAGGCTGGAACGCCGTCAGCAGGTTACTTTTCACCTGCCCAAACGACTTTGCAAACGTTTGGTTCGCAAGCAGAGCCTTGCCCAAACGGTCGGCCATTGCCGTAAGCGCTTTGGAAATCAAGTTGAAGAACAACGCGCCCGCAACGATAGAACGCAGACGCACACCGAACGACTGCACGCCGCCCGTTGCTTTCTTCATGGACTTTTGGCTGGAACGTCCGAAATTGGAGAATTTGGATTTGAGCTTGTCAATCGCAGCGCCCAATTTGTCGCCGAGCGAATTTTGCAGACTGCCGACAGACGTTTTCAAGCCAGCGCCTAAACCCGCAACAACTCGTTTCAGCTTAGCCATTTTGGAATTTGTCTGACTTACGAAGTCGTTCATTTCCGATTTGGACTGTTTCAGCCCAGCCTTCATGTTGCCTAACTGCGTCGTCTCATTGTCAAGGCTTTGCCGTACATTCTGACCGGCGCTGCTCATCGTGGACGATTGCTTGATCTCGGCAAGCTGTTGTTTCAGTTGTGCCGCTTTATCATCTGCGTTTCGCAGAGCTTCGCCCAATTTATCCGATTCAGCAACAAGCGAATTCAGCTTTTGCGCCGATTCCGAGAATTCCTCCTGTGGGATTGCGCCCGTTGCCGCCTGTTTCAGTTTGGTGTTGTAATCGCTCTGAGCCTTTTCAATCTCAGCGTTTACTTCATCCAACCGAGCAGCCAGACGTGCGGCTTCTTTCTCCGTTGCTGCAAGGTCGGCTTGCATTTTAATGCCCTTCGTTCCGCCAGCGGCTACCTTGTTCCACTGTTCAGCAAGTTTATGTACCTTTGCGGCTTGTTTATCTACGGCGGCTGATTGCTTTTCAATGTCTTTCGTCATTTGTGCAATCTGCTTTTTCGCTTGTTCGTCGCTTACAGTAGCGTCGATTCTGATAGAGCCATCCGCCATTTATTCACCGCCTTTCTAATTGATCTGCGCCCAGAAAGCGTCAATAGCTTCCTTTTCCTCCTCGGAAAGTGCGGGTGCAGGGGTTAAATTACGTTTGAGACGTTCGTATTCCTGTTTCTGTTTTCCCTTCATTTTGCTTGTGTCCGTGCCTCTGATTTGCAGGGCATGAGACATTGCAGAATCTTCGTTAAGGCTTTCCATCATTGCCATAAACTCAAACCAGTGCAGATTGACCTTGTGCAGCTCAATGCCGAACGTCTGCCTGAAAGATGCGTACAACCGTGCAGAATCGAAATCGAACCACATCATGCGTTTACCGCCGGGTTCAATCTCTCTATCGTCGCCACATCGAACAAACCACTGCAAACCTTCCAGTGCAATGTCAATGGGTGGCATCCCTGCTCCGTAAAGCAAAGATAATGCCACCCATACACGGTCATTATCGCTTAAATTCGGGTCGTCCAGTGCAAGGGAAATCTGAATGCCGATTCTGTAATCCGTGCGAATCAGATACCCCTTGTAAGAGCTTGGCAGGCGGTCGAGCAGCATGTTAAACACTGCCGACACGCTCCGCGCTGTACTTGCTCATGTTTGCTGCACGCTTCTCAACGTGGCTGTCAATGATGGGGGTAAGCTGTGCGAAGAAATCAAGGAACTGGTCGGAGGACGGAAGCACCGCACCAAACACCTTCGCGCAAGTATTTTCGCCAATCAGCGCGTCGATTTTGTCCTTAACGTCTTTGTCAAACGCTACGATATCGTCCAGAGTGTCCAGAACGTCGCCTTTCTTCTCAGAAATAGCCGTTGCCTTGTCTTTGATTTCATTCAGCAGGTCGAAAAAGCCTTTGACAAAGCTATCATCAGACAGCGGAAGGGAGATCGTCTCTCCCTTGTCGTTGACTTCAATAACCTTTACGCCGCTGTTTACGCGGATACTATCCATTCCTCGTTACCTCCTTATACGGATACGTTCGCAGTGAATACCGGTGCGCCGCCGGTGATCTTAACAGTGCCCGGAATCGGGTCGCCTACATAGTTCAGCGTATATTCCAGCGTCGGGGATTCGCCGCCTGCGCCGCCGTAGGTATCAACCTGTACAGATACTTCCTGTACTTCTGCAACATAAGTCGCAGTGTCGCTGTCACTGGTAGCATTCCACATGTCCACATTCAGCAGCCATGCGTGGGAATCTGCCAGAGTAGCACGAGCGCGACGCTTCTTGTCGATAAACTCAAACACATCGTCGCCCTTGGTGCACTGCTGAGAAACGCTCATGGTCGGCTGATAGCCGGTAATCTCAGTAGTTGCAGAATCAGAAATAATGTCCTGCTCGGTCTCGGTCTGTGCACCGTAGTCCGTAGATGCTTCGGTTACGTTCTTGCCGATTCGCGCAAACTTTGCAGCGCTATATTCGCCCATCTTATCGCTGGTATCCAGAAAGTGCGCAATCAGAGGACGTTTAATCTTTTCAGTTGCCATTTTTACACCTCAACTTCATAGTTAATGGTTAAGAGGATTTGGTAATCCTCGGTTAAATCTTCGTATCGAGCGATAAGCCCCGCGGGGGTCGTTCGCTCAACAGATGTGACGGTCATTCCCTCGCCGAGATCAGGCGGGTTTTCTTCCGCCCATGCTCCCAGCTCATTCAGCAAGGATTCAACGTCGAGACGTGCCTCGCTGTCGGTCGGCAGGGCGCGATACATCACGCCGAACGGGTACTGTGCAGCATATCCGCCGTCAATGTACTGTGCGGTTTTATACGCGCTCTGTACACTGGTAAGCATCATGCCTGACCGTTCCGGCGGGAGATATTCAAACTCGATTTCGGGAGCATAGCCTTTCAGCCATAAAAGTACAGCCCGTGAAACACCGTCTTGTTCACGAGCTGTTACCGTGTTCAGTTTATCATTCATCGGTCAAAATCTTGCACACTCCTTTCCTCCAGTGTCCCTCGTTCACCGCGCGGCTTGCCTCAAACCAGTGCGATTGCGCGTGTCTGTGCACCGCCTTACTGTATTTAAGGTCGCGCTCGGTCAACACCTTGCGCACGCCCTTAGGCGCAAATGTGCTTCCTGTTGCCGGGTCGATCATAACCTTTCTGTAATACTGAAAACGTGCATACGGCGAGGCATACACGATGGTACGCCCGTGCCGCTGCACGTTCATTGCCAGCACTTTGGTTCGCGCCGGAACAAACGGGTCGGTGTCCTTGATGATTTCCTCTATGAGCCATGCGTTCGCCTTATTGACACGCTTATCCAGCACGTTCTTAGGGAGTTTCAGCGCCATAGAATAACGAATCATCTGCCGCCCACCTCCATATGCTGCATAGACGGTGCGCCGTAGTCGTACAGCGATATGCTCGTTACACGGTATGTCTCGTACGCTTCCCGGCATTTCTGATAACTTCCCATGTCAGGCACGTCGCCGCGGGCGAAATAGTCCTTTTCAGCGGACAGTACCAGCGAACCGGCGACAAACAGCGGGATGTGCAGCGTTACCGTGTCCGTGCTATTGAGCGCGGTTTTGCTCGCCGCTGTGCCGCGTGTGGATTCCAGCAATACGCCAGACAGCACTGTGCGCCCGGACGGTTGGAAAATCGTCACTGTATGCGGTAATTTCATGCTGTCACCTTTGCCCTTTCAAACTGTGTCGGCAATTCTGCCGCTTCGGAAAATGCCTTGTATTCGCGCCGTAACGCTTGCAGACGTATCTTTGCATTGTTGGCTTGCTCGGTATCACCGGCAGCTTCAAACGCCATCCTACGCCGTGTCTGCTTCCTCATAGCTGTTTCCAACTTGCGCTGCATCTGCGTCGCTTCGTAGGCGGTGTAAGTCTTGCCCTGATACTCAAACGGCGGCGGGTCGATGTTCTTTAGTTCATCGTCCGTATAGACGCGCTCAGAAACGCCCTCCAAAAACGGATGCCGGTGGTGTCTACAGTTAGCGCCCTCCAAGCCGTCAACCTGTCCCAATCCGCAAACCTTGTAGATATTCGGGTACTTGCTGCCGTCTTTCGTGGCGTATACCTTGCCTTGCCAGCGCTTATGATTTGACCAAACGTGCGGTTTGTCCTTATCGCGTGCTCCACGATGGGCGGTCACTTCGTATAAGTCGGTTTCCAACACCTCCGCCGCTTCTTCGGCATACTTGGATGTAACCTGATTCAGACCGGTTACAATAGCGCGCCGCGCCGCAACGTCAGCATGGTTCATCCAACCGGACGCATAATCAACGGTACGAATACCGCTGTCAGCCAGTTCCCGTACAGCATCTTCAAGTGCCTGCTGCACCGTAAAGCCGCCGGAGTACACTTTCATTTCTGCCTTATCAAGCACAGCCTGATAGGCTTTAGCGATAGGGCGGAACACGATTTCGCCGTTCGTCTGCACAGCAAAACCCAAAGAACGGGTAATGTTGCGGTACTCATCGAGCATTTGCTTGCGAATCAGTTCAATTTCTCGCGCCGTCACGATTTCAAGTGGCATTGTAATACCTGCCTTGTCGGACAGCTCGCCGTAATACTCGCGGTTCAGCTTTACAACGCGGTCAAGCGCATCCTGCACTTCCTCCGTGCTGGCCTTGGTATGATTTGCGATACGCCGTTCGATGGTATCCATATCCAGACCGTATGCTTTCAGCGTGCGTATGTCGTTGATCGTTACCTCGTTCAGTTCGCCGGTCAGCTTGAAGCGAGAGCAAATCTCACGCAACAGATCATCTTCCATTGCGAGGATTGCTTTTACAAGCGGTTTAGGCGCGTTTTCAAGGTATTCCGGAGTAATAGGATACTTCATCAGCCGATACCGCCATAGAGTAAGCCAGTACCGCACAAATACTGTGCGATAAGTCGTTTTTGCCGATCTTCAATGCTCTGCACCTGTGCAGCAATAGCAGAGTTAGCGCCGTAACTGCGAGACCACGAGCCGACACTCTCAGAGGATACCGCGCCGCCGTCCGAAGAAAAGACGGCGGTTTCTGCGGTTTCCTGATTGTGCATGACTTCTGCCAGCGCACAGTTAAGGCGTTTTACTCGGTGCATTACAGTGTCGTTCAGAACGCCGTCAGAGCGTCCGAGCGTTGCGCAAGAGATAATATCCGCCGCTCTCCCTGCTACGCGGTCGTAATCCTTCTCATCAATCAGATTACCCTTGTAACAGGTGCGGTAAAAGTCATAGTTTGCGTACACGGCGGATTGCTCCTTTCTTTACGACGGCAGGGTTACAGTTGCAATGTACAGGCCGTTCGGGTCGGGCAGAACCGGGATAAACATGCCGGATGCCTTAGTCCAGATTGCAACCGGGTCAGGGGTCTGCCACTGGGTCATGGTGATGTACTGGTTCTGCGATGCAGCAGTAAATGCGCCCTGTGCTTCCTCTTCCGGAGTTACACCCCACAGACCGGCGCCGAACGAACCGTTTGCCATGGTTGCGAGGAACGCAATCTTGTTCTTCGGGAAGTAGCGCTGAGTGGTCAGCGTGCCGTCTGCCTTTTCGTAGTTGTAAACCTGATCGTTTACAGTGATGCGCTCGATGCCGAACAGACGGGAGAACAGGCTCGTAATCTCGTCCTGAGTTGCCAGACGACCAGCGAAAGCAGAGCCGAAAAGCGCGTTCTGGATAACAGCGCTCTTAGCAAGCAGGCTGAGAACAGCAGAGCTGGTGACAATCTCACGCAGTACGCGGCCGGTTGCAATAGCAGCGTCGCGCACGCCCTGAATATCGTCGAGGATGGTCTTTGCCTTTGCCTCGGTAGACCAATCGAAAGCCTTGTTCGTGTGGTCGGTCGGAACACCGAAGTCGATAGTGGTATTGACGTGGTTCTCGTTGATGGTCATCTTGCCGGTTGCAAGAAGCTCCTGCTTTGCAACCTCGGTACGGGTCTTTACACCCTCGGCCAGACGCGCCATATCGTCAAAGATATAGTCGAGAATCTCGTTGTTGGTGCTTACGCCGTGGTTGCGGAGCAGGCGGACACGCTCAGAAAGGTTGATCTTGCGCTTGATGAGCAGCTTCTCAACGGTTACGATGCTTGCAGTCGGGCGGGAGCCAATCTGTGCCTCTGCGTCGAGCGCGTGCACGGTTGCCATGGTCGGCAGGTATGCACTGTCAGACATTGCGAGGTACTTTGCGGTGATATTCTGCGTCTTCTGGTCAGGGAACAGGCGGTCGCCGGACAGCTCCGGGCGTGCAATGTTGAAATTCTGACCGAAGTCCAGCAGTTCAGCTTCTTTCAGCAGTTCTACAAATTCCATAGGTTATTACTCCTTTACGCTCTGGTGGTTTCCGGCGCGTTAACAAAAACAACGCCGCTCTTTTCGAGGGTGGACTTTGCGCCAGTCTTGGAGCTATCGTCCGCGCTCGGCTGTGCGGGCAGGCGGTTTGCATATACACGGCCAGCAACAATAACAGCAGCTACACGGTCGCCGTTGGTTACGTCCACATCCTCAAACACAATGCCCTCTGCGGTGTTGTCGTTCAGCGGGAAGATAGTACCCTGCTTGACAACCTTTCGATTGCCGTCAGCGGTGCCGAGGGTTGCGGGGATGAGTCGGGTCTTGGTAATCAGGCCAACTTCGCTTGCGAGGATAGACGGCTTGTGTGCACCGTCAGCTTTGTTTACATAAGTGCCCATAGGTTATTTACTCCTTTCCCTTGGGTGCGAACTGTGCGGAATACCGCTGTGCAGCCAGACCGGCAGCACTTACCGCATGCGGCGCGGGATTCTGAATCGGATTTGCAAACGTCGGAGCAGGTTTTTCGCTCTGAAATGCCGCCGGGTCGGATTCCTGCTGCTTCTTGCAGTAATCGTCAAAGCCGGTCAGCGTGCCGTCCTTCATTTCCAGCTTATTTGCGGTCAGGTCAGCGATAAACGCCTTTTCTGCCGCCTTGGAGGTAAACTTGATACCCTTTGCAGCGATACCGGCGCGTACTGCGTCCGCATAATCGCGGGCATCGAGCTTGCTCTGGAATTCTGCGGTGTCGGTGTCGTACTTCTTCTGCAAGGTATCGAGCTTGGTCTTCAAGTCGTCCGCGTCACCCGCATTCTTCTTCAAGTCCTCAATGTCCTTGTCGCGCTGGGTGAGCTGGTCGCGCAGGTCGGTAACGTCTTTCTTGGCTTCTACCGCCTGTGACTTGTATTTCTCAACGTCCTTGCCGTTCAGTGCAAAAACCTTATCTGCCTGTTCGTCAGTCAGACCGATTTCTAACAGTTCTTCTTTCTTCATGTGTGTACTCCTTTCAGATTAGGCGTTTTAGGTGGTCGCCGTCACCGATCTGCCTGCACTTTTAGGCTTGCAGGATAGCCAATTTCCGTAGTTTAATGCCGTTGCGGGCATGAAAAAAGCGCCTTACAGCGCTGGATTCACTTTATCAAAGTGGGTTATGCGATTATCAAAGTCGATTTGCTAACAGTTTGATTATTCCTCTCCCTCTGTTAACTTTTCAGCGTTCGGCATCATTGCCCGAGCTTCTTCCTCGGTTACGCCGTACTTCTTTGCAATGTACAGCTCGCCTCGAATAAGACCGGCAGAAACGTCATTGCGCATATCCGCAAGTTCTTTCTGCTTGCTTTCGGTGTCCTGCACAACGCCGTCTCCCCAATCGCACTGCAAGTCCCAATCACCAGCAGGCGCAAGACCGTAAAGCGTGGCGTAAACGTCCATGCCGTACAGCAGGCCGTTCAGAGCGTGTTCAAGTGCCGCCTGCGTATCCCTCACGGTGACGTACATTGTCTGTTTACTGGATACGATCTCGGTTGCGGTTGCGTTTACCGTCTGAGGGTCGGACAGTGTTCCGAAAGACAAGCCGCAGTTCAGCTCGATCATCTTCAAGGTGTCTTGGAATCCCTTGTATAGTGCATCATTGCGGAATTCCGGTGAAAACTCCTGATAGAAGTCTACGTCTTCAAACGGCATCCGGCGGAACAGACGGTCGCGGAGCAGCGGGTTCGTGTGCGATAGTCCGTGCTCATCTACAACGCGCTGTGGAATCGCAGAATCGCTCATCAGGATACGGCGTTCGCCGCTTTCATATTCCCACATGAGCCGTTCCCACTGCTGGTCAGCCTGCCGGATGAGGTCAACTGCTGCGCCGCTGTAAAGTGACACACCAAGTGGGCTTTCCGGCTCGATGTTGTTTGCAATCGGCACCTTGAAAAAACCGAAAAGCGGACGTTCTACGTTCTGAATCGTCGTTTCCGGCGCAATCTGTGCCCAGTCCTCTACAGTATTCAGCGGTACTTCCGAGCCGATACTACCGTTCTTGTCGGAGTTGTACGCCTTGTTCTTGATGGTGTACACGCCGCTTTTCAGTTCGTGGTACTCCAATTTGGTATAATATCGGTTCTTTTCTCGCTTGGTATCCGCGAATACTGCTGCTGTGATCTCTCCGTTGCTGTCAACACTGACCGGGTACGCGCTGCCGACTGTGTTAAAGTCCACAAGCACACGGTTCTCTGAGACAAACGGCTTGTAGAAGAAACCGCCGACCGAGAGTCCCTTTTCAACGTCAATTCGCATGTGCGGAATCATACCGCGCAGGCTTTCGTTTAGGAACTCTGCTCGTGCGCCGCCATCAACAGTGATGGTGCTTTCAATGGTGGTTGGGCGTGCCACCGCTCGGCAGATAGCCGACGGCAGGCCGCAAGACGTAACATTCCGGTTGCCGTGCTGACCGAGCCACTCGGCATCGTCCATATACATCCGTCGCCACAGGTCAATGTTTGACTGCATCGTGGAATCATAGACCGCCGTCGCCCCTGTCAGTTCTTCAATTTTGTTTGCCGGAATCATTGCTTGCCTCACCGCCTTTATTAACTGCTTCAACCGTTCAAACATTCACAAGCCCCCTTGCTCTAACCTCTCGGCGCACTATTGTCTGGAAGTAATAGCGTGATGCGTCCATATCATGGTCAAACTCCTTGATAACCGCATCTTCGGGGGATTTATCGTCCCACATATACATGCCGAATTCGTCGATTGCTCCGGTGCAGCTTGCATTGTACTGTGCATAACCAGCAGCAAGCAGCGTTCCCATCAGTCGGATACCGTCAAGCACGCTGTTGTCTGCGTCACGCACACGGAATTTACCGTGCCTGCGGATTGTTTCCTTGAACGATGCAGCCGATGGGTCAATAATGATCGCCTCGATATACTGACCACCAACGAACGTTTCAAGATCGGCGTAGTATTCCTCATCTGTTTTTTGTTTCTTCTCCTTGCGGCTGTCGTGCCGATATGCACGCACGCAAGTTGATTTGCAGGTCATTTCGTCAAACCGCCAAAGCTGGAACACGGTCGGGTTAATCGTGCCGTAGTCGCAGGACACAAACCAGCGATTGCCGGAACCTTCACCATCCGTAACGTGCAGTTCGGTCGAGAACATAGGATAAACCAGACCCTCTGCAACACGTCGCATACCGAGGATATCACGCTGATACCAGATGCTCTTGCGGTCGTATGTCGCAAGGATTTCTTTCAAGCGTTCATCCGATACAGAAAGGTTGTCCGCAATGGTGAAATGTCCGTAGTTGAAACCGTAGTTTGGGTTTTCCTGCTGCTTCTCCATATGGAAGTTGAGCACGTCTGTGTAGTACGGGTGGTTCTCGCCCTTCGGGTTAAGATCGTGATAAATACCACGGTCGCCGCTCGTCATGGTACGGTCAAAGACTTCTTGCACAAACTTGGGGTGACACTCGTTTGCCTCGGTGATATACGCAAGACCGTAAGTGTTGCCCTTGATGTTCTTCTCGTCGCCGTCTTTACGACCGCCGGATACAAGCACGATCTTCTCACCGACCGGAGTTTGCACATAAATGCAGTCTCGGTTCTGGTACTTACCTACCCGACAATTCTGCTTGCCGAAATAGTTAATCATGCCGTAACCGTCACAGTCGATGATGTTAAGCATTGCCGACGCAGTGGAAACACCTGCAATGAGGTGGAATCTGTTCGGGTGCTTTTCCAATCGAGCGCAGAACGCTGTTGTTTGCAGCACGTTCTTACCGCCACGCTTGCCGCCCTCGGCCACATTGAACCAACTATGAAGGGATCGATAGAAGTAATCCACTTGTTTTTTTGTAAAGGGTGCTGGGATATTATCCATCTTCGTAATCCTCAATATTTCTGTCCGGCACTGGTTTCATCAGCATATCAACAAGCGGCGTTGTACCGCTGCCGCGCTCGGTTTCTTGTGCCGGGGTATCGCTCTGACCAAGGTACTGCTTGCCTAACCAAATCGCCATTGTCGAGTTCGTCTCTGCAAGCCTAAACTGCGATCTTCGCAACGCAATCTTGCCGGTGCCCCTTTTTATCCGGAATACCTCGGAAAATTTTTTATTGTACGTTTTTCGACACCAATTTGTCAGTGTTTTGTCTGTTACATCCAGGAATGAGCAAATCTCTTCTTCTGTACATTGCAGACCACACAGTTTTTCAAATGTTTCTTTGTCAATTTCCTTTTTCGGTCGTCCTGCTGGCAAAACTTATTCACCACCTTTCTGTATGTGTTCAATTATATTCTACTTGGTAGATTGCAATTTGGAGGTACACACCATGTTTGAAAATTGCACTTTTGGCGCAGCCGAGATGCAGCAGATCGAGGAAGCCCGCGCAGAGCTTCGCAAGATCAAGACCCCGAAAGACTTTTGCCACGTTGTAAATGCTGCATATGATAAGTACGGCTCGGATACTGTCAATATGGTTGCAATCGAGAAAATTGCAAGCCTGACCGATGATCAGCTTTTCGGCATATGGGAAAGCACCGAGAAGTACGACAAGGAAGACTGGGGCGCACTGTATATGCTTCTCGGCTGGTGCATGGACGAGATAGTGAAGCGATACCCGGAAGGCTTCCGCGCATGGCGCGATCAGAGCGCACGGGAAGACAGCGATCTTCGTCGCTACTGCATCAAGTGACGCACAGCACTAACCCAACCACCCGCCCCGGAGGAACGAGGGCAGAAAGGACTTGCCATGGTACGCATCACAAAAGCAGAATACGACCGCATCGGCAACGACTACAAATCCACCTATCAGGATTACCAAGGTAATCACCCAGAATGGGTTGGACGCCGTTGTGCATTTCTTCCCGGATACGGTACTATCTTATTCATTGAGGGTGTCAGCTTCGAAATTGTTTAATCTCCCGCCCGGCTCACGCACCCGCGGCGGAAGATATAAAAAACGCTTGTCACCGCACCGAATCAGCGGTACAATATACATAACAGGAGGTAACAACAATGACCCTTACCAAAGAGCAGCGCGACCGTATCGCCGCAGTCGCGGAAGAATATGATTTTGATTACGCATGCATCGCAGTCCGCAAGCAGGAAGAGCCCTTCGCGCTCGGTGAGATCGACCACGTTTCCCACATCTGGGACAACGGCGAGGACACCGGCGAGGAACTCAACGGATTATGCGGTATCAAGGTAAACGCGCTGGATGATTCCGCGCGCTATAACGGTGACTATTTCGGTCGCCACATCGCCGTTATCGCGGGTAACTCTTACGAGTACGGCGAGGACGCAGGTGAGGTTATTATTTCCGATCCTGTTGTTATCTCCATCATCGCATAGGGAGGCAATGCCATGCCAACAAGAGCACCCAGAAAATGCATCTCCTGCGGTGGGGTTTTCCTGCCGCAGTACGATGATCAGGTAAAGTGCCCGGATTGCGCCGCAAAAAGCATTAAGTCCACCATGCGCCCGCGCACCTGCCGCCAGTGCGGCAAGGTGTTTGATGGTGGTCCGCGTGCGTGGTACTGCCCGGACTGCCGCGCCGAGCGCCAGCGCGAAGCAAACCGCCGTCAACGCGAGAAAGGCACCGTGCGCCCTCTTGGCTCCACCGACTTGTGCGAGGTATGCGGCAAGCCGTATATCGTCAAGTCAGCACGCCAGCGCTATTGTCCGGACTGCGCCGCCGAGGCGGTCAAAGCCGCCGATAACGCCCAGGGCCGCGCCTATATGGAGGACTACCGCAAGGAGCGCATCCGCCACACCGACCGATTTTGTAAGGTCTGCGGCGCTGAAATTCCGCCAGACAGCCCGGAAAAGTATTACTGTTCCGATGCCTGCCGCCAGAAAGCCAAACAGGAGAGCCAGCGCAAGACGGACAGCAAGCGCGGTATAACCGCCGCCCCGCCGAAGTTCGTTCCCTTTCCCAAGATCGTGGAAGCACATGCTGTCGGCTATGTTCTCCCGCCGCTGTTGCAAGCCGACGGACCATTTGAGATCGTAGAGCGCTATCGCAATGAGGACGGAGAAACCCGTTTCCGCGCACGCTGCAAAAAGTGTGGCCGCGTGATTGACCGCTCTCAAGTGTACTTTTACTCGTCCGAGGTAAAATCATGCGGTTGCGAAAGAAACCTGCACATAGGCGCAGGTAAAGCCATTTCGGCGGCGCACGCCAAAATACCGCACATCTGCATGATGTGCGGAGAGCATTTCACCGGCGGCGCGCGGTCTAAATACTGTCCTGCTTGCCGTAAAAAGCATGTAGCCGAGTTGAGCAGAGACTACTTCCGCCGTAAAGCCGGCTGGACCGCAGAAGAAATCCGTCTCGGCCGCAGAATTAAATAGCATGACAAACCCCGCTCACCAAAGCCATAAGGTGAGCGGGGTTTCCCATTATACGACTGTTTCGGTTTTGCAGGACTCGCACCCGCTTTCAGCACTATGCAAACCGGTATACCTCCACAGGGAGGTATGAACGCTATCGTCGCGTCTGTACGTCGGGCTTTTACCGAGGCTTGCGCCGCTGTCCAGAACGGTTGTATGAAATCCAGAGAGGTATTACCTCACTTTCGCAAGTTTACTTGTGTTTCCGTCCTGATGATTAGGTTGTTTATTGCAAGAGATAAACAGGCTGGTGCTCTTTCGTGGCGTGTACTTAGCCACCCGAAGCGCCGTATCGGCTTTGTAACTTTGTACCGGTGGTTTTGCTTCTCGGCTCACTAAGTCCGTGTGAGTGCTTATCCGGTCAGCACTCTCCCTCTCATTATGGGCTGTTCGGCGTTGCTCTCCGTCGTGTCGCAGTTGCTATCGGTCTGTAATCCGGCTGATTCCCTTATTAGGTTACAGCGGGGAGCGACCCCGGTTGCGGCGTGCCTGCAAGCACCCGCGAAACTCTGCCGAACTGTTGCAGCAGTCCAGCATTGTTCGGAAACAGTGCTCGTCTTTCCGAGCTGTCCGAATATCATCGTCCTCGTTGGAGGCGTTTTGCTCCCTCTGCCTCATGCAGCTTCGGGAACAGATTGCCTTGCACGTTGTCCACCATGCAAGGCTTGCCAAAATTCCGCCATGTTGCCCTTGGCTAAAAAGATTCCATACGTTACCCGTCCGGCCTCATGCAGCCATTCGGGCATGTTTGCGGTGACTGTTGCCCGCAGGCACCGCATCCCATTCTCAATTTTTAGCGTGAATATTATTACTCCGTCACCCTCATGCAGGCTTTGGAGCATATCGGCGTGCCGCGCAAAAGACACGCCGAAAGAATAGAAAGGATAATCAATGCCTTCGTTCCGCGAAAGGCGTTTTGCTCCTCTGCCCTCATGCAGACTTTGGAGCAGGTCAGCGGCAGGTCTCCCCACCGCTTAAAACGGGACTTTAGGTAAAAATGGAGGAACGAAACTCCGTGATTCTGCTCTTACGAGCTTTTATCACAATACTATTATAACACCAGTTTTTGTGGTATAGTGTGGTAAGTTTTCCACAGATTCATGCACAATCTGTTAATAACTTCTCCACTTCCCGTAGGGCGCGAACGTGCATCCGTCCGCGCACATGATCCTCGTTGTAGTGTATCTTTTCGGCGGTCTCTCTCCACGTTCTACCATTCACGTAATGTTCGATCAGCAGCGCCCGCAGCGCCGCATCCTGCACCTTAGCCGTTGTGCTGATAATCTCAGCCTTAATCAGTGCAAGCCGTTCCTGCTCTCTCTGTATCTTCTCGGACAGGGCAAGATACGCATCCGCCTTGTTTGCGGTCACGTCACCGCCGCCGCCCGGTGTGTCCTTGATCGTCGCCGTTGCACTTGTCGCCCGCGTCCATGCCCTTACTCGTGCTTCTTCCAGTGCAGAGATTGACTTTTCAAGGTCAATCCCTCGTCTGAGCCATTCTTTAGTCGTCGTGTGCCACTACCTCCTCCATGCCGCGCTGTGTATATCGCCTACGACGGCTTATTCTCGCCGCCTTGCGGACGCAACCCACACCCGGTTCACATCCGCGCGATTTCCCCGTGTCGATCAAATAATGACACGCCCATAGCTTAGACCCTTGGCTTGTACCCAGTACCCGCCAGTATGCGCACCCAGCGCATTCGCTTTTCTTTTTCATGCTAATGCTATTCCATTCTCCCGCAGTTCTTCAATCAGATCGTCGATTTTAACGTATTTTCGGGCGATGCTGTCTGCGAGGTAGTTTGTTTCGTCCCATATCCGCCGTAATCGGTCATAGTCGTACCCTTCTTTATCCCGTAGAACGCTAAACATAATTGCCCATGTAGACGCAACCGCCGTGTTCGTTGCGTCTCGTTTGGCTTTTTCTATGTCACCCTGCGTCGCCGGTATTCGGTATGGGTTGACTTTCTTTTTCTTCGACATTCCCGTACCTCCAATTTTCATACCGCCGTATCTCGTCCAGATACTGCCGCATCTCCGTGCTGTATCGCTTCACTCGTCCATCCGCTCCAACATATCAAGGTACTTTCTCGCCATCGCCGCCACCTGTATAGCCTCGCAAGCCGCAGCTTCGGCGTACTGCCCAACCAGTGCCACCTGCAGCGACGTTGGGATACCGTCACGGATTCGGTGCCAGAGCTGCTCCATCGCCATCTCGATACTGGCGCATTCTTCTTGCAGTTCCTCGGCTTCCTCCTGCATTACCGCCCAACCCTCGTGCTCCGAGTGGAACTGTGGGAATCGCTCATTTGCAGCTTCCAGCTCCTTTTCCACGAGTTTTTCAACATCTTCACTCACTGCGTTCATCGTTTTCCTCCTGCGTAAACGCCGCTCCGCAATTTGCGCAGAATCGCGGCTGTCGATACCTTTCGTTCATCGTCATCATCGTATCCGCACTGCAAGATATACACTTGTAAACCTCGGTGTACCATTCCTCCACGCCCATCTTGATGTACTTAGCCGTCATGCAAATCCTCCTAACGCTGCTCTAAGCAGCATAATCGCCAGTGCTGCTAACGTGCAGCCTGTAAATACCAACAACATTCCGATCAATACGCGGAACGCAATTTCTTCAAAATCCACCGTATCACCTCAAACACAAATCATCGGCGGGTGCGGAATCTCCGTATCTACCGGTCTCCACAGGTGCAGGCAGTACGGATGGTTATTGATGTACTCCGACTTAGGCGGGTGGAATTGCATAACGCGCTCGTCCTCGCCGAAAAACATATCCTTAATAGCGCACATCTCGTCCCACGTCGGGCAGCACTTGCGCTGTGCAGAGCCGGGCGAAACGCTGACGTGCTCCCATCCCATGCCGTTGCTTGCGATCACTCGGAACGACTTGCCGCCAACATACACCTTAAAAACACCGTTCCCGCTGTCGCCGGTGCAGCCATATAACTCACGTTCCCTGTCTTTCAGCCGAAACTTGTCCAGCTTGTGCAGGTCAATCATTCTGTACACCTCCATAATGTTCTACAATATACTGGTTCGCCGTGGTTTCCGGCGCGGTTTTCCATGCAATCAAGCCGATCACGTTCGTGAGCAACATCACACCGACAAAAATCAATCCGCAGGCAGTGTATAAACCAAACACCGGTACCCCTTCGCTGTTGCATATGACACAAGCCAAGAGGATAAAAATTGATAAACCTATCGCCAGTGCGCCCAAAATTACAAGCCATTGAAACTTGACCGATTCCCGCGCAATAACCTCCTGCACCAGTGTTTCCGGTGTAACGCCCATCTGGGCGGAGATTTCAGCAATGGTCATTCTTCCACCCTCCTTATAGGTTCGTATTCTCCTAAAACATAGTCACTTGCTCGTTCTAAAAGAGCCGGATTATCTCTGAAAAATCCCAGTCCTTTGTTGCAGCTGTTGCATAACATTCCCCGAATTCTGCCGGATTGATGAGAATGGTCTATTACCAAATTCTTTTCGCTTCCGCATATCTGGCATTTTCTTATTAGTGAATCGTATTCTTCTTTGGTTATCCCGTATGCGCTTTTTGCTTTCGTAAAAGCAACCTTGTCTTTGTTTTTATTGACCCAGTTTCTGTGCTCTTCTCTGCATTTTTCGATATTATTTTTATATCTTTCAGCGCTTTGTTTTGAGCAGCACTTTTTGCACCAAGAAGTCAGCTTTCCTTTATGTCTGCCTGATTTCTGAACGTAAAATTCAGAATCCTCCAATAATTTCCCACAGCGAGGACATTTTTTCAAAGCACGTTTCCTCCCTAACAGCCCGTCCACCGGACAGCCTCAATCGCAACAGGTTTCTTGCGGTACTTCATTCCGTTACTCCCTCACATTCCGCCCCGCAGGCCGCATAGCCTGCAAGATCAATCCAACTGTCAGCCTTTCCGCCGCCTGCCGCAATACGCGCAATCTTGAGCAGCGCCATCATCATGGCAACGTCGTTCGCGTCGATATACACACCGCCCGCCTCATCCACGCACGCGCGCCTGAGGTATGTTTCCCAAAGTTCCGCGATCGTCTCAAAATTATTCTCCGGCGTGCCGTAGTCCTGCTCGCGCTGTCCGCATACGCACTTCTCCGCCGCGTGCAGGATGTCCGCACGGGTCAGTTTGCGCTTTACGTCCTCGCTGTTTTCCTCGACTACCTCGCGGATGTCGGGGGTATTGTCCGTATGACTGGCAGCGTGGCATAAAGCATAAGCATCTTCGACAGTCAAGCGGAGACCAAAGTCTATTTCTCCCTTGTCCTCGGCATCGCAAGCCATCTGTTCAATCGTGTTCAGTAGAATACTCATTTTGCGTTCGTTATTCATGATTACTCCTTTTTCGGTGCCCGGCTTGTCCTCGATCACATCATAGCCCATGAGTTTTGCGTTCAGCCGTACGCGCCCCATATCTGCGTCCTCAAGCGCCCATATCATACTCTGTCGCACATCGTCCGGGAATTTAAGTTTCGTCTTTTCGCCATTATGAAATATCTTGCGATCTCCGAGGAAAAATACGTCCACAGCGTCCTCGAAGTTCTCGTACACCTTGCCGCCCTTCTTAAACTTCATCGTCTGTATCTCCGTCCTTTCTCTCGCCGTAGCTGCAAAAGTCGTCTTGCTGCATCACCTTCGCGCTTGACGAGCAAAGGGCAACTCCTGATGCAGCCGAAAAACTATTTATATATGCGTACTTGCAATCCTTACACCGTACCACCGGCACAACATCGGCGGCAGGCACGCTCGCAAGAGCCTGTTTTACTTTATCCCAATCAAAGCCTTGCTCCGCAAGTGCTAAGTTCGCCGCTTCACGGTCAATGTATTCAGTCATTCGTTACCTCCATCGGACACCACTTTTTCCTTGTTTTTAATACGAGTGGGCTTTCTCGTGACATATCGCCAAACCCAATAAAAGGATATATGGGCCATCCGTATTTATCTTTTATGTCGCCAACACTTGGGTGTTCGCAGTAATATGTTCTCCGTCCGAGGGTTCCGCGTTGAGACTGCTGCCGCCCCCATTGTCTGCAATATTGGCATTTCTTACAAGTCGGTTTCATTCCCTTAGCCATTGTCAGCCCTCCTCCACATAGCACCAACTCTGGGGCGGGCGCTTGATGGTCTTTCCAGCAAGGTTTTGGAATTCATCCAGCTCTTTCGGATTATCATAAAGGCGAAAATCCGAAATACGCCAACCGTATCCGGTTTTATCGGCCCCGATATAATCAGCTAATACATCATATGGAACTTGAGCATCTTCCATATGTTCAAGGTTCCAATACTTGATAGCCTTGTCTGGATAGACGTAGATTGGAAAAGTTTCATTGCAAACAAATTCGCCGATCACCTTGCCATTCCCAAGCGGGCAGTTCAGCGACTGCATGGAACCTGTTTCTAAGTAATCCTGCATCAGGCGTTCCGGCGAAATAGGAATGTTCAGGTCAGGTCTACCGCTGGTGCAGTAGATGTACACCTTGAACGGCATTTCCAGTTTCGGCTTGGTCTTTCTGACTTCAATGGTCTTTTCACCGCCGATAATCTTCTCACACCACTTCGGGCGAATGCTTAACATCACAGATTTCATTCCGTTCCTCCCATTCCTCGCACGTCTCATCTTTCAACCGGAAATCCGCCCGGTGTTCGCTGTCACCGTTGCAGCAGACACCCTCAAATGCTGCATACCACTTGAAGCTCACACACCGTCTATCCACGTCTGTCCCTCGCCTCCCTTGCGCTTTGCACGTTTGAACGCATCGCGGAACTTACGGTACGCCCGTGTGTACTCGTAGCTCTTTCCAAAAATCGCGATAGCAGCTTTGTATAGTTGTGGCTCGTACTGCTTTACAATTTCTAAATCTTCCTCAAACCGGCTGTTGAACGGGCAACCGCAGCAGCCTGTGCGCTTCATACCGTACACCTCGTAGCAATCCGAGTAGCGCAAGCCGTAATGAGCTTTATATTGCGCTTTGTCCTCATCGCTCCAAAAGTAGAGGGGCATATACCGCGCAATGCCGGAATGATGTAGCGGTTCAAAGCAAGATGTATGTGCTGTCGCTCTAACCCCACCCTCTGCCCGTCGTTCGCCTACAATGCAGATCGTTGCGTTACATTCTTTGAGAAATTCCGCAGAGCTGTTTTTCTTCGCCCCGTTGCAGCATTTGTCCGAAATAGCAAATTCTGGGGGGTACTAAGCATAAACTCTTTCATTCCGGCGTTTCGATAGATGGAAAATTTCGAACGTTCGCCGTTTTCACCAGTCCACCATTTCAATCCTGCTTTACATCCCGTGTACCTCTCGTTCAGCACCTCGAACGATTCGTTTTCCCACTGGAAACCGTGTGCCTGCAAGTAGCTGATTTTCTGTGCGATTTCCTTGCTGAAAAACGGCACTCCATATTCCTTGCATCCTACCGGCACCGGCTTTTTCGCCTTGCGCCGCACAATCTCAATTCCGTACTTGGCTTCCAGATCGTCCAAATGCCGAAGCGTTGCGCGATACTCAACGCCGGTATTGAAAAACACATAAGCAACCTTTCGATTGCCTCTCACCCGTTCGAGCAGATCAAGCATTACATCGCTGTCGCTTCCGCCCGAAACGCTGCACACCGGATTTTTATAGCTGTTCAGTAGCAAATCCGCTTTCTTCATCGTGTTGCGGATTAACTCATTCTCCGGTGCGGCGTTCAAAACTACTTCCTCAACCATTCACACTACCTCACCGAACGTCATTTGATCCTCGTCCTTCGGCTTGCACACTTTCTCGCAGTTGCGTGCCATCTGCGCGAAATAGCTCGGCTTCAGTTCAGCCGCTACCGCCCTGCGCCCCTGCTCGAGTGCGATGTACGGTTCACTGCCGATCCCGCCGAACGGAGAAAACACAACGTCACCGGGGTTTGTCCAAAGCTGCACCGCGCGTCTGATAACTTCCAGCTGCAACGGGCAGATATGCTTTTCGTCCTTGTCCTCGCGTGCCAGTCGCGCGTTAAGTACGTCGGTTCTGCGAATATCAAACCACACCGGGCTTGCGTATCTCTGCCACATCGGAAGTCCGAGCACCTGCCGCGTGTTGCCGCCGTCCTTTTCCGCGTCCTCGGCGGTCTTGTAATGGCGTATCGGCTCAGGGTTCTTGCCGTCGTCCTTCCACTTGCGGAACAACACGAGGTACTCCGGCATTCCGATACCCGTCAAACTTGCGTCCCTCTGAAGCTGGCAGTAAAGCAGTCTCTGCGTCTTGGTTTTCTGCATCTCCAGTACCGGGTCTGTCCAGATGACGACCTCTGAATGATACTGAAACCCGGCCTTTTCAAAGTGCCGGATGATGTCGCCTCGGAAATCATACCAACCGCTTGCGCCGTGGCTGGACTTGTACCGTGCAAGCTGCTTGCAGTGTACCGCGCAAATGCGGCCATTCATCAGCACCCGGTACAGCTCTGGAATGAGATAGTCGAACTGCTCGAAGAACTCGTCCTCGTTCTTGCAGTTGCCCATATCCCGCAGATCGTCCGAATAGATGTACAGGTTTGCAAACGGCGGGCTGAAAATTTCAAAGTGAACGCTCTCGTCCGGCATCTGCCGTGCCACCTCTACACAGTCTCCGTTGTAAAGCGCGTAGCGCTCATTCATTACTTCCTGCATTACACTGCCTCCTTAATCCATGCCGGGAACTTGAACTCGTCTTTTTTCAGATTGAGTACAAACTCCCGTCCTCGCACTGCTTCCGTCTGAAAGTCCTGCATAGCCTGCGCCATGCTTACGGTCATCTCCTGTTTCTGCTGTGCCTTGCGCTCAATCGCATCGAGGATCTCTTTCTCTCCCTCTCCGATCACGCGCCATACGTTTACTTCTTTATCCTGCCCGAAGCGGTAAAACCGCCTTACTGCCTGATAGTAACTCTCATAGCTGTAATCCAGTCCGCAGAACACTGCGTTTCGGCAATTCTGAAAATTCAAACCGAATCCGAAGATAGAAGGCTTGGAGATCAAAACGCGGAATTTCCCGTCGATGAAGTCCACCGCCGCACGTTCCTTTGCATCCGCCTTGTCGCTTCCTCGTATCTCCACCGCTTCCGGAATCGCCTTTTTGAGCTCGTCCGCTTCCTCGTTCTGAAAACACCAGATCACGAACTGTTCGTCTGAACCGCCGACGATCTCGGCGCACCGCTGCACGCGCTCTGCAAGGCTCTTTTTCTTTGCCGCGTGAAAGCCCTTCACGGACAGATCCAGCTTTTCCGCCAGTCCCAGCAGCGTGTTCTTCTCCGTCTGCACAACCTCGTTTTTCTCGTGCAGCTCCGGCAGCGTGTATCCGTCTGCGCGGAATCCAATATCCTTCGGACTGGAAATGCAAACCGCCCAGCTTGCCACCCATCGCCAGAAGTCCTGTTCAGCGTGGCCTTTCAGCCGATAGTGTCCGCTGTTTCTCTGGTCTGCCACAAACCAGCAGGAAAGCGCCTCGCTTGAACGCATAATGCCGAGAAATTCCGCATGGTTCAGCAGTTCCATAAGATCGTTAGGCGCAGGCGTAGCCGTGCAGGCCAGTTTGAACGGCGTATCGTGGAACGCTCCTATAATCTGCCGTTTGGTTTTTCCCATGTAGCTTTTTAAAATCGAGCTTTCGTCTAACACCACAGCACCGAACTTTGACGTGTCGAACTTGTCCAGTTTTTCATAGTTTGTGATATTCACGCCCGGCGTAATATCCACATCCATCTCCGCCAAAGTCACCGGCACGCCGAACTTCTCGCCCTCGCGCACGGTCTGCCGCGACACCGCCAGCGGCGCCAGAATCAACGTCGGCCTGCCGGTCTTTTGCGCGGTCTCCTGTGCCCATGCAAGCTGCTGTGCCGTCTTGCCAAGCCCGCAATCCTCGAATAGTGCCGCGCTCCCGGTCTTGCACGCCCAGTCCGTCACATATCTCTGCCACTCAAACAGATTTTCGTGCTTCTCCTGCATGTCAAATCCGCTTTTCGGTCTGCTTTTCAGCTTGCCCTTCAAAAAGTCCTCATACTTCATCCGTTTCATCCGCTCCCAAAATTTCAACCACAATCCTCGGATTCTTCGCATCCACCTCAAAGTAATCTTCAAACCCTCGGATATTCTTCCAACCGTCGTTACTCAGATACCGCGCTTTCACCAGCGCGTCCTGAATAACCTTCCTGCCGAACGCGCAGATATTGTCCTTATCCCTCCGCCGGTCTTTCTCGTACCAGCGATAAATCATGTACACCGGTTCTTCAAACTCCGCACCACCGAGCTGTCTTGCCGCGTGCATCACAACGGTTTCGCACTGCTTTTTCAGCCGCGCCCCCTCCTGCCGGTGTCGTCTCTCCGCCTCGATCAACTCATTCAGTCCCGGCAGCGGGCCTTTGATTACAAATTTCATCCTTCACCTCTGCTGGCTTTCACTCGTGCCGCCCACTCGTTTTCCCAGTCGTGGGCGGCGGGCGCACCGTCAAACATCGGCGTATCTGCTTTGGGTTTCTTCGGCTTGTCTCCGATTCTGTCCCAAATGATACCCTTCCAACCTTGCGACATACTCAGCCGGATAACCTCGGCTACTGCCTGTTCTCCGTGCTGCTTTACGCGGTTCTCTATCATCGTGAGAAGGTTTCTGAGACCAGTTGGCTCGTATGCATCCCTGCGCTCCTTCTTGTATCTAATCCAATCTTGAACCGCCGAACATACCGGCTCCGAGAATCGTTCTGTTAGGTCGAGTTTCTTATCGGCTTCTTGGACTTTGGGCTTCGGTTTAGGCTTCGGCGAACATTTTGCCGGTGTCGTCACTTCGTCGCGTTCGGTGCTCTGGTACTCGTCGTACTTGCTGACCGTGATAACTGTATAGTGCCGATTGGTTTCCACCGTGATTTCGCCGGTCTTTTTCAGTTTACCGAGCGCCGTCCGTACCTGTTGCACAGACAGTCCGCTTTCCGCCGAGAGTGCCGCGTAACTGGTCGCAAACGCACCGCGTGGAATCTCTATGCCCTGCCACTCACAATCCTTGTAATTAGCTCTCAGCAGGACATGCAGCCACAGTTTGCAGGTAGGGAGGTCTGTATACCATCCCCACTCCGTAAGTGCACGGTGCAATTTAATGTGCCCGTTCATCGTCCCTCACCTTGTCTTAAAACGGTGGCTCGTCGAATTCTTCATCCGTTGAGATAAAATCGCTTTCTTCCTGCTTCTGTGGCTTGCCCTCGCTCTTGCCGCCGCAGAAGTCGATGCTTTCGCACTGCACTTCCCACGAGCGACGCTTATTGCCGTTCTTGTCCTGCCAGTCGCGGCTTTCCAAACGGCCAGAAACAATGCACATATCGCCCTTGTGGAACCATGTGCTTGCATGCTCTGCCAGCTTGCTCCACAGGCAGATATCTACAAAATCGCTCTGATACTGTCCGTCCGCGTCCTTGCGGCTTCTCTGTACGGCAAGCGTACCGCCCGCAACCGGCGTGTTGCTCTGCGTGTATCTCAGCTCCAAATCCTTGGTAAGCCGTCCCTGTAAGATGATCTTATTCAGCATTTGCAAATCTCCTTCGTGATGTACGATTTCAGTTCTTCCGGCGTGTAATACACCCGAGCGCCGATACGCACGCAGCGGATATAACCCGCCTTGTGGATTTCGTCCAGTGTGTCCACGCTGATGTTCAGCGCGTCCGCCGCTTCCTTACGTGTAAGCAACAACTTTTCCATTTATCGTCCCGTCCCTTTCGTATACTTCTGGTTTTCCTCACTCCACATGGGATAGAGACTTTGCAGGTACTCCCGCATTTCCCGCTTGATTTCCTTGCCGTCGCCCTGATCTGCCTCTCTGTGACACTCCGGGCACAGCATCACAAGGTTTGTCGGGATACCCATGCCGCCGCGTGCTCTGCTGACATAATGTGCCGCCTGCAACACTCCGCCTTTCCCGCAGTGACGGCAAATGCCGCCGTCCCGCTCCCAGCATTCGCGCCATACCGCCGGACTAATGCCGGTAAACCGTGTCTGTCTCCTCATTGCCTCGCGTCCCTTTCCATCGCTCTTTTCAGTCGCTTTTTTGCCAGTTTGCGGTTTGCTTTTTTCATCTTCGCCCAGCCTCTGTGGTTATATGCCCAGCAGGCGTATTTGTGCGAAAATTCACTGGCATTTCTTACAAATCTCTTGTAGTTGCCCCACCTCATACGCCGCGTTCCTCCGGCTTCCACTTGGCAAGCCATCCAATCACCGTACTTTCTGGTTCGGTTTCAATGCCCTGCTCCTTGCAGTCCTGCACGATCAGGTTGATAAGCCGTCCCATCTGCAAGGTGTTGTAGGTGGATGAGCCGTAGAAGCACAGCAGATAACCGCCATTGCAGTCCTGCGTTACCCATCCGAGGCCTTGCTTGCTCCACAGGTCAGCGATAAAGTCTCTCTGCTGACCGTTCACATACGGCACAAGTCGATAATTGTCCCCGATTTCGGGGATGTACTGCCGGTACACTTCCTCCCGCTTGATTCCCAGCTTTGCAGCCAGTTTTCCCATGCAAGCCCACGCATAAGCGTTTGCCCGCACGGTACGTTTGTCGTACTTCTTCTTCACCTCGGCGATATAGGTCTTGCCCTCTTTCATCTGTTCGCACTCCACCCGCGCCATAGGCGCGTTCTTGATATGCAAACACAACCAGTTGCCGAGATCGTTATGCACTACCTGTGCATGATCAAACTCATGCGTCATGGCTCATAGTCTCCAGCACTTTGAGTTTCTCGCCCAGTTCGATCAGCGCAGCGTTCATCTTCACAATATCGCCGGAATCTTTCTTGTATTCCTCGTTCCATGCCCGCTGTGCTGCTTCCTTGTCTCCGCCACATACCTTGATTAACAGCCGCTTGACTTCATTCGCCTTTGCCTTAACAGCTGTTACAGCCGGATTCTCCGCAGGCTCATTCTTCGGTACTACCTCGTGTACTTCTGCGTCAGGGTCTTTCATTTCCTCGGTGGGGATGCAGAACACCTGAAAGCAAGCATACTTAAATGCAATGCTCATGGCCTTATTGGTTGCCTTGTCGCCGCTGTCCATGCCCTCGCCGACGACCACGCACTGTACACTGCTGCCGTCCTTGGCGTAAAACGTGTACCGCACCGTGCAGACCGAGTAAATCAGATTGCCCTTGTTCTTGGTCTGCCGCTCCTCGCGCTTCTGGTCGATGATCTCCGGCACAACAAACAATCCGTGCTGCACCATAACCGGCTGCAAAGCGTTCATAACGTCGTCAACACCGCGATACTTAAACCCCTGCTGTGTGTTACGCTTTTCTTTTCCGATTACGCCAATATCGGACATAACGCCGATAATCGCCTGATAGATTTCCGCCATATCACTTCACCTGCAAATTCATGTTTTCTACCAGCTCCGCGCCCGGTACGGCCTCGCCGGATTTCAGCAGCTTGCCGATTGCCGTCTTGTCTGGCTTGCGGTCGATAACCACCTTGCACAGATCGTCCGGCACCATTACGTCGCTCGTAATGTTCACCTGCATACTCTTGCGGAACGACAGCGCAGCCTTCGACGTGCTGATCTTGTCTTTGCCTACAGCAAGCATGCTGTCCGCAAGGTGCTGCTTCATGTACTCCATCCGCTTCTTGGTCGCATCCTCTCGCGCCTTGAGATTGTCCCGCTCGTTTTTAAGCGCCTTAACCTCTGCATCAAGGTTCTTGATGGTGACGGCATACGCCTCGGCCTTGTCCTCAAACGCCGCATCCAGACCGTCTACAGCCTCAAAGCCGCTGACCTCGCCGGTCTCCGGGTCTACCGTGATAGCCTGCATTGCAGTCGCAAATTCCTGCGTCAATTCGTATAAATTCATGGTTCGTCCTCCTGTTCAAAGTCCTGCACAGCAATCCGTAAATCAAGCAAGAAGTTCTTAATCTCGATGCTGAATAGGTGTTTATAATTCTCCAGATACAGGCCAATAGCTGTTTCCGCCTCGCGCATATCCTGCAACCGGTTAAGTCGCTCCTGATCTGCCCTCTCCGGCGGCTCTAACGCCCGCTCAGGGCATCCGGTAATAGTATCACGCATTGCGCAGTGCCTCCAACACTTCTTCGACGCTTACGCGCTCCGGTAAATCGCCCTGCCACTTATACCAACTGTCGTCTCCGGAGATTGGCGTGTAATGAGCTTTTACGCCGTCAGGCTTTCCACCCTTCATTTTGAAAATCCATACTCCGGAAGTGCAACCCAAACTGGATACATTCACCTCTACGCCGCTCTCCGGTTCTTTTTCGAGAACCAAATCCATCAGCTTGCGAAACAGCTTCTTGTCTTTCATTATTCATCCACCTCTATAATCGCGCCGTTTTTCAGCATATAAAACGTATCCGCTTTGATGGTTTCTCCATCTACGCAAACAGCCTGAACGCCTAAAATGTGCATTTTTTCATCACGCTCCGTGAGCACCAGCCAACAGCCGACAGCGCCTTTCGCTTTGCTGCCATACCCGGTAACGACCGCAATGCTTTCCGCTCCTCCAACCGTGGCGGCGCTCCAGTCGCCCGTATTTGTGGCGGCGCTCTGGTTGCCCGTGTTCGTGGCGGCGCTCCAGTCGCCCGTATTTGTGGCGGCGCTCTGGTTGCCCGTGTTCGTGGCGGCGCTCCAGTCGCCCGTATTCGTGGCGGCGCTCCAGTCGCCCGTATTTGTGGCGGCGCTCTGGTTGCCCGTGTTCGTGGCGGCGCTCCAGTCGCCCGT